ATTAAAACCAAACGTCAATGCAGCTTGGTCAAACAATACCGATTTCATTCATTTCAACGAGTTCTCAGTTTTAAATGAACCAGTTGAAACTTTTTATGGAGTTTTTCAAACTAACGGTACAGAAGTTAACAAGATATTATTTAAAGTAGTTGATAGCATAAGTAAAGATTATATTGTAGCGACTATAAATGGAACTACTCTAACTTATAAGTCAAATATTTCTGGAGCAATATCAACACTAGCCACTAAAACAGTTACAGCAAATAAAAGGTTTACTGCTGGAATGAACGCTACGTTGGTTTCACTTATGCCAATTAATGATATTAATAAGTTTTTTACAAATCAACCAAGACTGTCTCTTTATCTTGGTGGAGACGGAACATCAAAGTTTTCTGGTAACATTTATAAGTTTGGATTTGACTCTGCTTTTAATAATAGAAAACTAGAAGAAAAGTATGACGATAATGGTTTCTTTTTACTGACTGATCAAGTATCAAACTTTATGACTACTCATACTGCCAACTATACCTTTACCCCCGTTTATAAATTTAATATGTTGTTTGCTGATATTGCAGTGTCTGGATACTGGCAAGACTATGCTCCACTATCCTATTTTGCTAAATATATTGCAAATAATGAAGGATCAGATACTTATGATCTTGACTCTATTCAATTTAATCAGGACTTTCCAGAGCCAACTAGTAGTGATGCAGCAGAAGAAATTTCTGATTGGACTTATGCAGAACTTTACATACAATATTCACAGCCAACAATCTTAACATATGCCAACTTAAATAATGAATTTTATACTAGGTGGGACAACTATGAAGATATGTCTCAAAACTCTGTAAAAACCACATACTTTAATACTGAAGATAGTATTTTGAGAAGCTATGTTTCTTTTCAACCAATTACTTCTGGAGCAAATAAGGATCTTCTTAGCTTTTCTAATTATGCAAAACCACTAACTAGAAGCATTGTTGACCCAGACCTATCTTCATCTGATTGGCAAGAAACAGTATATGAAACTACAAATGGTTCATTAATCTATCCACCAAAAAGTCGTAGACAAAACATTAATAATGCCATTGTAAATTCTAAAATTGATTTTAATGATTATGCAATTGTGTATCACTTAGAGTTTAAAACTGACGGTATCAAGCATCAGCCAATTAAATTTAAAGAACTACAGTTAGCATCACACGTACTTGAGAGTACAGACTTTACCCCAGTAGGGTCACGATTTGGTATACCCGTTTATTACTATTTCAAAGATGGTGCGTACTATGACTTAAAAGCAAAGAACCCTATTTCTACCTACAAAAAGAGCACTCCCTATCTATACTTAAATAAAGATTCTGGTTGGAGTATTAAGGGAGACTTCTCTTCTGGTGTAGATCGTGGTTTAGCCATTCCAATCAACCTTCCTGCTGCAGATAAGATTGATGTTAGCTCTATTCAGATGTGGGTAAGGTACGCAGAAAAAGAATTCCCATTTGACCCAGTTATGGTTTTTTCAATTTTTCATTATCAAAATGATGAATTGGTTACATATGATTTCTTCCTTCAAGCAGATGCTGGTGGACAAAGAGGAAAAATCTTTGGTATAAATCACGATACTTTGGAAATCTTGGATACAATCAAATATTATATAAATGGTCAAGCTGTAAAGGATATGTATCTTTCTAACAGTGAATGGGCTGTCCTTGGTCTAGAATTCCCAGAACTTTTAAATTTTGATTACAGGGTTGGAAGATTAAATCTAAACGGACCTCTTATCTATAACAATGTTTCATACAATCTAGCAACTAATATTGAAAAGAACGAACTTTTAGAAACCAGATCCTGGAACGATCTTTTCACAATTCATCAGGGTGGGATTACAGATGTTACAACAAATGGAACTCAAGTAACCTATTATGTAAATAATAGATTCCAGCAGGGTGATTATGTAACAGTTACACAAACAAATCCAAATACTTTTGATCTAGAAAATGTGCTTGTTGTTAATGCAAATTCAGAATCCTTTACAGTAGCAAGTACAGTTACAGACATTTATATTTCTGGTGGAAAAGCAACCGCAGGAACCTGGGAATACGTTCTTGATGATATTGAGGGTACTGATAACCCAGAAATTAATGATAATACTGGAAAGCCATATCCAACTTGGAAAAATGTAAAAATCATTGATGAGAGTGTTGAATTCACTATTGATCCAAAAGCTATTTATGAAAAGTATACTGGATCTGACAGAATTGTAGTAGATGACAACTCTAGTGGAATTTTGGTTAAACCAGAACAATTCTATGTTCATAATAATGTTACTTGGTCCACAAGTAGCAAGGTTGCCGTATAATATGGTATACTGTTGGTTATGGAAAACGATATTTTATCAAAAGTTGGTAATGTACGTAGACAAGTAATTGAAACAGATGTAGAGTGGGGCCTATATGTTTATAAAAAAGCAAATGGCAAGTACTTTATGGACGATGACAAGAACGTCTTAAACATACCTTCTATGAAGGGCGATCTGTCTAAGATTACCGAATTATTTTCAGCAGCAAAATACTGGGGGGATCCAGGAGATGGTGAAGCCAAATTTGTACCTGGATTAACAAGAGTAACAGATGAAGAATACTCAGAACAGGTTGACCGCCTAAAGCAGGGATATATTCCTTCTATGAATGATCTAGGTGCTTGGCAAGATGCCCAAAACACATTTAATAAATATGGAGAGGAAGCGTTTGAGTAACAATGAGCGATGACGACTTTCAAGAATATTATCTTAATGCTAGTTTAGGAACTCAAGCTGAAGAGGTAAGTCCTTTTAAAGATTCAGATCCATTCAATAAATCTTGGGATGATCTAAAAGAGCTTAGAGGTATTTCAAAAAACTTTAAACGAAATACCGCAAGATCCATTCAAAAGTTTGAAGCCACAGAAGCTTATATGACAGCAGCAAACGCAAATCCTTCTGGTAAGGATGCAGGGTCAAAACAAATTAATCCTGGCACAGTGTATCGTAATGGCTACGGCCTTTTTGACGTTATCACACCACCACACAATCTTTATGAACTTGCAAACTTTTATGACACATCTTTTGCCAATCACGCTGCTATTGACACAAAGGTAGAAAACATTGTTGGTCTTGGATACCGCTTTGAGTTAACAGATAAGACTCTTATGAATATTGAGTCTAATGATAATGAAACTGCTGTTGATAAGGCACGCAAACGCATTGAGCGAATGAAGATTGCCCTTCGTGAATGGCTTGAAGGTTTAAACGATGATGATTCATTTACAAAAACAATGGAAAAAGTTTTAATTGATTATGAATCAACTGGTAACGGATATCTTGAAGTTGGTAGAACAACTGATGGAGATATTGGTTATCTTGGACATATTCCTGCAGCAACAATGCGTGTACGCCGTTTACACGATGGATTTTTACAGATTATTTCAAATAAGGTTGTGTACTTCCGTAACTTTGGTGCTACAAACTTAAATCCAGTAACAGATGATCCACGTCCTAATGAAATCATTCATATCAAATCATACTCACCATTAAACACATTTTATGGTGTACCTGACATTATGGCTGCAGTATCATCATTAGTTGGAGATCAGCTTGCTGCTCAATACAACATTGACTATTTTTCAAACAAGGCTGTTCCACGTTACATTATTACACTTAAGGGTGCGAAGCTTTCTCCAGATGCAGAAGATAAGATGTTCCGCTTCTTACAGACTGGACTAAAGTCACAGTCTCATAGAACTTTGTATATTCCACTTCCTGGAGACTCAGACACCAACAAGGTTGAGTTTAATATGGAGCCAATTGAGAATGGAATTCAAGATGGCTCATTCAAAGAATACCGCAAACAAAACCGTGATGATATTCTTATTGCTCATCAAGTTCCGCTTTCAAAGCTTGGTGCAGATTCAGGTTCTGCTGCAGCCCTCTCTCAAGACCGAACATTTAAAGAGCAGGTTGCACGTCCAGCACAGCAATTCTTAGAGAAAATTTTAAATAAAATTATTAGAGAAAAAACGGATATCCTAGAGCTCAAGTTTAACGAAATGACTTTGACTGATGAAATTGCTCAATCTCAGATCCTTGAACGCTATGTTCGTAATAAGATTATGGTTCCAAATGAGGCACGTCAACTACTTGATTTGCCACAAATGGAAGGTGGAAATGAACCACTTGAACTAACTGCTAGAGCAGCAGCAGATGCAAGTGCAAATACAAGACAAGATAGATCAAGAGATTCAGAAAGAGTAAACAATCAGTCTGATGGAGAAGCCACGGTAGCTGGACGAAATCCACAGGGTGAAGGACGCTCTTCACAGTAAATAACAACTTTATCACAAAACGATAAAAAGTTTGCTATAATTAGAAGGATATGAATATCAATAAAGCACATTGGGTGACTGAAGGCGACAATGTACGCCTATCAATGCCAATTGGAAAAGTAGATGTTGAGCGTAGAACCGTTTCAGGTTTTGCAACTCTAGACAACGTTGACCGTCAAGGCGACATTGTTGATACCTCTGCAAGCATAGAAGCTTTTAATAACTTTCGTGGTAACTTGCGTGAAATGCATCAACCATCTGCTGTAGGAAAGATTGCATCTTTTAAAGAAGATCGCTACTTTGATCCTGCATCAAAGAAGTTTTATTCTGGAGTGTATGTTTCTGCATATGTTTCAAAGGGTGCACAAGATGCTTGGGAAAAAGTTCTAGATGGAACTTACTCAGGTTTTTCCATTGGCGGTAACATTAAAGACTATGAAGATAAGTATGACGAGTCTTTAGATAAGTCTGTACGTGTTATTAAGTCATACGACCTTTACGAACTGTCACTTGTTGATAGCCCAGCTAATCAATTTGCAAATGTTTTTTCAATTGAAAAAGTAGATGGAAAAGATGAGATTAGTGGCTACCTATCAAAGACAGAAATTGAAAACGTTTTTTGGGATTCAGAAAACGATATTGTTTTACTATCAGAATCTGATTCTGCAGTAAGCCCAACATCAGGAAAGCCTATGCAAAATATTGGCTTTGTTGAAAAGGCTGACGCAAATAATTCTGATACCATAAAGTTCTTAGTTGATAGTGCTAAAGGCATTAACACTGAGATTAACAAGGAGGTAAGTCCTATGACTGACGCAACTAATGAAGTAGTAGCAGAGGCAACTGAAGAAGTTGTTGAAGCTCCTGCCGTTGAAGAATCACAGGTCGCTCCAGAGGCAGAAGCAGCTCCAGCTGAAGATGTTGCAGTAGAAAAGTCAACAGATGTTGACAAGAATGATATGCCTGGTACTGGCGTTCAAGAAGATTCCGATGATGAAGATGAAGAAGATGAAATGGAATCTAAAGAGCCAGTTATGGATGCAACAAAATCTGAAGTTGTTAATAAGTCTGACGAATTACTTAATGAATCAATCATTGAAATTAAGGAAACCGTTTCTAAAGCCTTTAGCGATCTATCTGAAACCGTAAAGTCTCTATATGAGCACGTTTCAGAACTAAGCAAATCACTTACAGCAGTTAAAGATGAGGTTACTGCTACAAAGGGTGAATTTGACAATTTTGGAAAGAGGATTGACGCAGTTGCTGCAGATACCGCTTTCCGCAAGTCTGGCGATCTAGGCGAGATCGTTCAGGAACTTCCAGAAATGAAAGTTCAAAAATCCCTATGGGACGGTCGTTTCCTCACGAACACTGACCTATACAACTAAAAATCACAGGAGGTGAAATATATGTCGGAACAAGAAATTAAGAAAAACAATCCAGATGGTGCTGGTGCTGACTCAGGTTTATTTAACGGAGAAGGTGCAGTAGCAGCTGGTGGTATTGGAGGAGTAGCTAATCCAGGAGCAACAGTTGTAGGTAATATCCCTACTGCTAACTTCGGAGTTACAACAGGACCAAACGCAGTTAACCCATCGGGTACTGCAGGAGGTATCCTAAATCCAGAACAGGCCCGTAGATTCATTGACTATGTGTGGGATGGAACAATTCTCGCCCAAGATGGTCGCCGTGTAACTATGCGTGCAAACACAATTGAACTAGAAAAGGTAAACGTTGGAGAACGTGTTATCCGTGCTGCTGCTCAGGCTAATGGTGATTACACCAACGCAGGTGCAACATTCTCAAAGGTTGAATTGACTACCAAGAAGATTCGTCTTGACTGGGAAGTATCAACTGAAGCACTAGAAGACAATATTGAAGGAGGTGCACTTGAAGACCATCTAGTTCGTTTGATGACAAATGCTTTTGCAAATGACATCGAAGATCTAGCCATTAATGGTGATGGTTCAACAGGAGCATTCCTTTCAATTATGCCTGGTTTCGTACACAAGGCAAAGACTGAAGGTGACTCACACGAAGCACTAGTAACAGTAACTGACAATGCTTGGACTACAGACGTAATGCAGGAAATCATTCTTGCAATGCCACGTAAGTACCGTGCACTTAAGAATAATCTTAAGTTCTACGCAGGAACAGATGCATTCCAGGGAATCGTTAAGCATAACGGTACTCTAGCAGACGCTGTTGCTGAAGCATTCGCAGGAATGACTCCAGGTTCAACTCAGGCAAACCGTCAGGCTTACCTAGATGGAACTGGCCAGACATTCGGTGGTGCTCGCACTACTCGTGTTCTTGGTGTAGACGTTCAAGAAGTACCTTACTACCCTGCAGGATATGTAGATCTTACATTCCCTCAGAACCGTGTTTGGGGCTTCCAGCGTGACATCACTGTAAACCGTGAATACAAGCCAAAGAAGGACACGATTGAGTACACAGTATTCATTCGTTTCGGACTTGAGTGGGAAGAACTAGACGCAGTAGCATTTGCTGATGCTGGTGCAGATAGCTAATTCATAGTCTATAGTCACAAAACTATAAGGGGAGGGCAGCGTAAAAACTGCCCTCTCTTTCTATATTCTGGTATAATTAAATGTTATGGAATCTAATAGTTCAAAAGAAAAAGTTGCGGTACACTCTTCAAAAAACCTATTTAAATACGGTACTGGAGAGTTAAAGGTAGGGTATAATATCGTAACAAGGCAAGACGCAGACTTTTGGGTAACCCATAAGGCAGTAAGATTAGCTACACCAGAAGAAGTAGCAAAGGAGTACAAGATTTAATGGAACTTTTAAGATTACCCCCATATCCACTAACAACCACGTGGAATTTGCCAGACCCCAATTACCCATATATTGTTTACTTAGAGGATCTTGTTGATCACTCTATTACAGAACAGACCGTGTCTTCTGATATTGATGGGGTTTTAGTATTTGAGCTACCCCTAATACAGGTACAATATGACCGTCAATTCCTTATTAGGTTTTATGATAGTGATCACGAACATATTATTTATGAAGAAAACTTAGATGTTATTAGACCATATGTAAATCCAGCAGATATTTCAACAAATGAAGAAGAGTATGATGAAGCAAAAATTTATGAAATGGTTGCAAGATCCATTATTGATACTTATGTTAGTGATGATTTTCATAATCACAAACTAGTTGTTCAGTCAGTTGGACAGGGAACAGATTATTTTTCAATGTGGCATCCTGCAAACCGTGTATTAAAGGTTTATGAAAATAACGTATTGGTTTATGACATTGAGCATCCAGAATTATATCCACAACATTTTAGTATTAGTTTAGATAGTACATCAGTTATTAGGACAGAGCCAGATATAATTAATAGAGCTGAGCAGGCTTATTTAGAGCTACCGTCTTCTAGTGGAGATCTTATGTACGGAGGAGCCAGATCAGCAGTATTTCCAAGAGGGTATGATTATATATTCATTCTTGACGTTGGATATAAAACCGTACCAGCAGACGTTGAGTATGCAACAAAACTTCTCATTAATGATATGAAGTGTGGAAAGCTTGACTACTATCAAAGATACGCAACAAGCTATTCTACTGATCAGTTTAGAATTCAATTTGATAAATCTATTATAAACGGAACTGGCAATATGTTAGTTGACAGGATCTTGGATAAATATGTCACAACTATTGTAAAGCCAGGTATCCTTTAAAATGTTTGGAACTTGCGAAACTACAGATTTTGTCTACCCAATGACGGCAGACATTTATTATCCTACAATCTCTCAGGATGAGTTTGGCAAGATTATTAAAACGTGGAACTATAATAAGACTATCGTGTGCAATGCAACCACCCTTGGTGGAGCAGGAGAAGAAGAAATTAAACCAGAAAACTTTTTAAAGTATGAACATAATCTTATTTCAAGAACTAAGTCAGACATAAGAACATCAGCAACTGGTTCAAAAAATGCAGCTACTAATATATTAATTACAAACATTAAAAATAGTCAAGGTGTTTTATTATACAAAGAAGCAGGCGGAGCAAGATCAGGACTTGGATCTTTATACGAAATTGCAACACTAGAACCATTTATTGACCCGTTTGGAAATATACAATATTACAGAATGTTGTGGAGAAAAACAGATAACCAAGTACTTGATTTTACAGGTGAACAATCTTGAGATTAGTATTTGATACAAAGCAGTTTGATAGAGAAATGAAAAATCTAATTGACTACTCTATGGGGTATCTTGATGGGGTAAAGAATGGCAAAAAAGCTTTACTTAATAATCTTGGTAAGGGTACTATTGAAGCACTGGGTCAATATATAGATGTTGCTGCCAAAATGCGTCCAGATGCCTTACATCACGTTTATGAGTGGTATCAGACAGGTGGCCCAGGCTCAAGATTATTTGATTTAGACTATACTGTTAGTGGTGTTGGGTTGTCTATTAAATCAACATTTAGACAATCAAGCACACTATCAAGAGATGCTAATAAACCATTTTATGACAAAGCAAGAATTATGGAGTACGGAGTTCCAGTCACTATTAAACCAAAAAGTGGGGGTGCCCTAAGATTTATGGATGGTGGCCAGGAAGTGTTTACAAGAAGTCCAGTTGTGGTACAAAATCCTGGTGGAACAGAAGCTGCTGGATCATACGAAAAAGTATTTAATGAATTTTTTAGAATGTACTTTACACAAGCATTTTTAAAATCTTCTGGTATATTTGAGTATATCAAGAAACCACAGCTATATAAAAATAACTTGCCTGCAGGAATAAAAAACGGTAGATCTGTTGGAGTGTCAACTGGATACAAATGGATTACCAGTGCTAAGATAGGACTTAAATAATGCCAACCGCAAAAACTTTACCATTTCCACCACACTGGATTAATAGATACTTATTTGATAAGCTAAGCGAATACGACTCTTCTGAGGTTGGAATAGCTTTAGATCAAACACTGTCACCATTTTTTACAAGTGGTCCAGTTAGTAGAGAAGAGACCTACCAGGCATTGATCAACACTACTGGGTTGCCAGTTCCACTAATGGTTCAGTATGAAAGACTTATGAGATTTAGAACTAATCCATTTTATAGTATCAAAAAGGAACAGGTTCTTTACTATATTGACGGAACTGTGTCAAATGTGAACAACGTTGCGACAATTATTTCACAATTATTAGACAGAGAAGACGTAGCAGCACAAGAAATAAACGCTTGGGCTTCTGAAAATCCTATGACAATTACAAACCCAACAACCCTAATGGAAACAATCGTTGAAGCCAATGTATTTTTTCATAATGTAAGGGTTTATCAAGTAGATGAGGCCAGAGATGTTACAGAGCTTGGATCTGCCAATCTGCCAGGTTATACTCAAAAAATCATAATTGAGTATGATTATCACGCAAATTATAACATAAATGATGAAAAAACATTTAATTAATACTAAAAACACTGATATAATTAATCTTGAGGAAACACGCCAACCTATAACTAAAAATATCTATACCTATAGAAAGAGGTGAAAAAATATGGCATATACACGTGGTAATTCTAATAACATCATTGTTGGTGCAGCTTCGTTCTTCGTTGCTGACACAGTACTTGATGCAGACACTTTACCAGTCTTTGGCTCAATTAATTCATACCGTGAGACTTTGTCAAACGAGCCTGGTTTTGAAAACATTGGTTACACAACTAATGGTCTTGAACTACAATTCCAGCCAGACTTTGGTGAAGTACAGGTAGATCAGATTCTTGACGTTGCTAAACTATACAAGCAGGGTATGCAGGTTAACCTAAATACTAGCTTTGCAGAAGCAACACTAGAAAATTTGCTTATTGCTTTGGCATACGGAAATGATCAGCTAGGACCTAACGCAGCCAAGAACACATCTGATGGACAGGTTATGAACCTTTCCGCAGGAGAACTTGGTGAATGTCCAGTAGAACGTGGAATCATCGCAGTTGGTCCAGGAACTGGTGACTGTGCAGCAGGCTCAAGCATTGAGCGTGTCTACGCAGCATACCGTGCACTTTCAATTGAAAATGTAACTGTATCAGCTAAGCGTGATGAAGCTTCTATGTTCGAAGTTTCGTTCCGTCTACTTCCAGACGATGTAGAAGGTTCTTATGGAAAGATTATTGACCGCACAATTCAAGCAGTCGGATCTTAATAAACCAAATACGACAGCCCACTCCCTTAGTTGGGGGTGGGTTTTGTCGTTTTATGGTAAAATTAAACAATGGCCACAGAGATATATAGTATAGATTATGTTGAAACTGTTGATGGGGTAGAGATTGAAATTTCTCCGTTAAAGATTAAATATATGAGAAGGTTTATGGATACCTTTTCTAAAATTGTTGATAATAAAAAAACGGAAGATCAAACAATAGATATCTTATCAGAGTGTGTAAGAATATCTATGGAACAATTCTGTCCAGAGTTATCCAAATCTGTAGAAGATATTCAAGAAGCATTTGATATAAAATCCCTTTATAAAGTGCTTGACATAGCAGCAGGTATTAGAATGAACACATCTATGACAGAAGAAGAAGTTATAGAAAAGGTTACAGAAAAAAACCAATCAAGCAGTTGGGAAGATTTGGATTTAGCCAAACTTGAATCTGAGGTTTTTTGTCTTGGAATTTGGAAAAATTATGATGAGCTTGAAAGGGCAATCTCCTTACAAGAAATGATGTCAATATTATCTACTAGCAGAGAATTGACTTATGAGGAAAGAAAGTTTTCAGCAGCAATTCAGGGTATAGATTTAGATTCGGGCAATGACAAAGATGGTGAAGTAAAGGGTCAGCAGGAATGGGAGAATATGAAGGCAAGAGTATTCTCTGGTGGTGCAACAAGTGACTCAAATGACATTCTTGCTTTACAGGGACACAATGCTCAAAGAGCTGGGTTTGGTATTGGGATGGGGCTTTCCTATCAGGATATGCGTGACCCAGAAGTTTTAATTAAGCCATAAGTCCTTATGCTATAATATAGTTAGCCTAATTTTTGGGTATAACAGGAGGAAAAATGGCAACAACTGTAAACGAAGAGAAGATTGTTAAGCTTATTGATGGTACAGAGCTAAAACTACGTCCACTAAAGATTTCCCTTTTGCGTGACTTTATGAAGAAGTTTGAACAGATTGCAGAAGTAGCAGAAGATAATGAGAAATCAATGAACCTATTGATGGAATGCGTAATGATCGCTCTTAAACAGTACAAACCAGAACTTGCTACAGACGTAGCATCTTTGGAAGACAATTTGGATCTTCCTACAGTCTATAAGATTGTGGAAGAGGCTTCAGGGGTTAAGCTATCAGAAGCATCGCTTCTAGGTATCTAAACTAGTTGAAGGAATGTTTGTTGAATGGCTGATATTGAATCAAATATTGATTTAAATATTGATGTATCTGAAGCTTTAGCAAGTCTAAAAACTTTACAGAGACAGATATCAGCTACTCAGCAGGCAATGCTAAAAGGCTCTGCAGCCAACGCAGCAGCAGCTAAAAGTCTACAAACAAACTTAATTAATAATATTAATGCTTCTGGCAAATTTAGTGCTAGCATTCAAACAATTCAAACATCTACTGAATCATTTACTAGTGCCCTTGAGAAAAACAAGTTTACTATGGGGCAATACTTTAAGTATGCTGGTGGAGCCTCTAAAACTTTTGGTAAGTTGTTTAGAACTGAATTTGATACTATCAATAAGGTTGCACGTGAACGTGTCAAAGATCTTCAGACTCAATATATAAAACTTGGTCGTGATGCTAATGGTGCATTGAAGTCAATTGCTATTCGCCCACTAGTTCTTGATATGGAAAACCTTGGAACAAAGACTGCCATAGCTGCTCAAAAACAAGCATTGATGAATCAACTTCTTTCTCAAGGATCAACACAATTACTTAACTTTGGTAAGAATACTCAATGGGCTGGCCGTCAACTTATGGTTGGTTTTACCATTCCACTTATGGCACTTGGTTCAGCAGCAACAAAAACATTTATGCAGATGGAAGAGCAAGCTATTAGGTTTAAGCGTGTCTATGGAGATATGTTTACAACAACAGAAGAAACTAATAAAGCTCTTGGAGACATTAAAGCACTTGCAAATGAATATACAAAATATGGTGTTGCAATTGAAAAAACTATGGGTCTTGCTGCAGAAGCAGCAGCACAGGGTAAGATGGGTGTAGACCTTATGGCTCAAGTACAGCAGGCAACAAGACTTGCAGTGCTTGGACAGGTGGAGCAACAAGAAGCACTTGAAACTACCATTTCTTTGCAAAATGCATTTGGATCATCTTCACAACAACTTGCAGGAGATATCAACTTTTTAAACGCAGTTGAAAACCAAACTGCAACATCTATTCAAGATTTAACTATTGCTATTCCTAAGGCAGGCCCAGTAGTAAAACAACTTGGTGGAGATGTAAAAGATTTAGCATTCTTTATGACAGCTATGAAGGAGGGTGGAATTGATGCAGGTGAAGGAGCTAACGCATTAAAGTCTGGCCTTGCATCTATGATTAATCCAACAAAGCAAGCTACAGATATGCTTGCAGGATTTAACATTAACCTAAAGGGTATTGTTGATCAAAATGCAGGAAATGTTAAACAAACAGTGGTTGACCTAGCATTTGCACTTGATGAATTAGATCCTTTAAATCGTGCACAAGCAATTGAGCAGTTGTTTGGTAAGTTCCAGTTTGCTCGTATGTCAACATTATTTCAAAACGTAATTGCGGAGGGTAGCCAGGCAACAAGAGTACTAGAATTAACACAGGCTACTGCAGAAGAGCTTTCTGTATTGTCTGAACGAGAATTAAAGCGTATTGAAGATTCTCCTATGTATAAGTTTAAGAAAGCTGTTGAAGATCTTAAAGCATCCATTGTTCCACTTGGAGAAGCATTTTTAAAAGCCATCACTCCAGTACTTGAATTTGCTAAAGGATTTATTGATAGATTTAACGATATGAGTGATGGAGCAAAAAACTTTATTGTTAGACTTACTATGATTCTTGGTGGTATTGGACCAGTTGCACTTATGGCATTTGGTCTTTTGGCTAACGGCGTTGCTAATATTATTAAAGGTTTTACAGCAGTAAAATCAATATTCAATGGGACTGGTTCTGCTAGTAAAATTCTTGGGGAACAAACAAACTATTTAACACAAGAACAAATTGAAGCAGCAGCAGTAGCAGCCTCTCTTGAACAATCACACCAAAGACTTTCACAAGCATTTACATCTGAGGCTTCAGCCCTTAGAGTTCTTATAGACGCATATCAAAGAGCAGCAGTAGCCCAGAATCAAATGACTGCAGGACGACCTGGACTTATTACTCCACCAAGGAAGATGGCAAATGGTGGTATGGTTACTGGACCTGGTGGTCCTAGAGATGATGCAATTCCTGCAATGCTTTCAAATGGTGAAGCAGTCATTCCTGCTGATAAAGTTAAAAAGTATGGTGCACTTATAAATGGTATTATTTCTGGAAAAATTCCTGGTTTTTCAGGAGGGACAGGTTTAGTAAAAGGTTTTTCAAATGCAACTATGTATCTTCCAGAAAGTATGAATACTGCAATGGGATCTGTTGCTGGTCCAGGAGCAGTTACCGCTGAAGTTACTGCATACTTAAAGCAAGCAGCAGATGCAGCAATGGCCCCTATGATGGCTGTAATGGCAAAAGAAATGGGATTAAAGCTAACAGATCCAGCACTCTATCAAGAATGGAAGGCTCTTGGAAACACCTTGGTAAAGAGTGCTACAGATGCCCTAGAACAATCTGGATTAGAGTTTGTTAAAGATGAAGATTTTGAAAGACTTGTAGTTCCAGCAATGAAAGACGCTGCAGCAAAAGTTAATGTAGCAGGAGTTGAAGTAAAAACAGCATTAGACAATGCCTTTGATCAAATTAGAACAGTTGGTCAGGTAGGAGTTGGTTCTGGATCAAAGGGTGGTGCAGGAAGAACGGCTCTGCCAGATTCTTACATAAGAAGGCGTAAAGCATCTCAAGAATATGCATCAACTAGTAATCCAGAAATGTTTAAAACAACTGAAAGATTTTCTCAGTCTAGAGCAAAAATGATAAAATCTTTTCAAACAATGAATCCATCAACTGGAGAACTTGAAGTTGCAACTATGTCACATTTAAAAAAGTCTTTGACTACAACTGTGGATGCATTAACAAAACAGGTTGCTAGTTACCTTGGAGATGTTGGTGAAAAAATTGCCAAGGCAGCTGGAAAAGGTGTAGTTGATGGGGTTAAAAAATCAACAAAGCAGGCATCTCCATCTAAAGAAGCTTATGACGCAGGTGCTAATATTGGAGTCGGTGCAGTTCAGGGAATTCAGAGTCAGACTGATGAGGCACAACGTGCTGGACAAGATCTTGGGTTTAAAGTAACAGATAAAAGAGGATCTCAAGCAACTGGGATGATTGGAAGCTTACCTGCTAGTCCACAAGTTGCACAACAAATTTTGGATGAACAAGCAGCAAAGGCTACACCACCAAGAGGTTTTAAGAATAGACTTGCCGAAATAGCACTAAAAAGAATGGGTATTGATGACGACTCACTAGATCAGTTAGCAAAAGAACAATCAGCACAAGCTACAACTGGAGGTAGGCGTGGACGTAAGGCTGGAGGGATGGTTTCTGGTGGACTATCAAGTGGAAAACTTGCAGGTATAGGAATGGGTCTATCTTCAGCAACTATGATGGCTAGTATGCTTCCTGGTGGTGTTGGAGAACAAGCTCAAAAATGGCTAATGCCTATGACTGCAATTTCAGCATTACTTCCTTTACTGTCTTCCCGTATGGGTTTC